CCAAACCTTATACTTTCTCGGTGTGTCTAATGCAATTTCGACATACTCTAAGTGCTCAACCTTTGTGAAAGGGTGTTCGTACCTTCTTACGCTATCTTGGTCGATGTAATATCCAGGCATCGGCTTAGGATCATCAAATAGTTCAACACCACTTACAAATTCCCTCTTCACTACAGGTTTTACCAAATTTCTTGAAGTCGAATATCTTCTCTTATGTGCGCTCTCTTCGGTTCTGAAAGTCTTCTGCGTTTCCTTGATGAGATAGCTCGCAAGTTTGCAATAGTTTCCTGTCTTGTCAAGCGCAGACATCTTTATCCACCCTTTCGACCATAAGTCATTTACAGCCTTTACTTTTACTGTATTGATAACAAGGTGATGGTGTATCCTATGGTTTTCGTATTCAGTAACAGCAATATACTTTAGCTCAATGCCTTCTTTGCGTAAATCACGTCTCAACTTCTTCAAGAAGCATTCCAAGTCTTTTTTTGCCTGAGCATTGCCCGGTGCTGTATCGCCATAGGTTAATGTAAAATGACCGCTGCCATATCCAAAATTTGCAGCAAGCAATCTTCTAAGATTTCGCTCAGCGATTCTGTCATTATTCTTTTGTACTTTTTCAGAACTAGGATTAACTCTTTTCCCACGTCTGCCTCTATGGTTTCCTGTAGGCAATTTTATTATGTGATCTATCATGCGACCTGCTACACATGTTTCTCTTATGATTTTTTGCTCAGCCATAATTTCCTCGTCAGCGATTCCCTTTTATTAATACTCTTATCAAGCTCGAATGCGAGACTTTCACTCGCGATGTTTTTCTACATATATATGTAGTTTTTTATAATGACATTTTGAACTTATCACACATTGCTATAACTTGTATTGCTTCCATAGCCGCATTGACTGCGTGGCTTCTTATTCTATCTACTCTTTTCTTTTGCACGTCTATATTTTCATCTCTTCTTATGTACAACCACCAAGAGTTCATTATCTTCTCTATTTCATTCGATTCTTCTGCAAGTTCCTCGGCTTCTTCAAGCAGCACTGCGAAACCTTCGTGGCTGCTGTGGAATAGTGAGAACTTTTCATTTGCGGATTCTAATTCTTTTCTTGCGAGTATTTCTATTTCGTTTCTCATTTCTGATTGTCCCTTTCGTACCGTTTTATAGCCCTAAAGGGAAGCTCTTGCTCCCCTTTAATCTTCGTATATGATTTTCATTCCTAACTGCAACGCCATTAATCTTTCTATGCATGCACCCTTTGAACCTTCCCAGTTTTTTAACATATATATTGCCTTGCACATTTTTAGCAATCTCAGATCTATGTCCATCATTTCGTCATACGTCAGCTTTGCGCTTTGATATGCTGCTTCGAAACGCATAGGATTAACGACTCTTTCGTATTCTATTTCAAGCAATTTTTCAGCTTTGTCAAATGCAGCTTTTGCGTCTTCCTCCTTAAGCCCTGTTATTGGTCCTGAGATATAAATGCTTCCGCATATATTACAATTCTTTGCTATCATTTAAATTCCTCCTGAACTCCGGTGTCTCATATATGTTGCCAATCACTAAAGTATTTTTTACGCCACCGTCTCTAATTAATGCATCTAGGCTCCAACAAAGAACGCCGCTATATAGCCTGACTTCTCCTTGTTTTATCATAACTTCTCCCGTCATGCTTATCTCGATGCTTCCATAACGCAATATATCCCCCTCGTATATCTCCGTTCCATTCTTGTCCTTGAACCCTGTGGTTTGCATGAAAATAACATTGTCAAATTTAATCCTCTCATTTTCGCTTGAGCAGAATTCTTCGCCACGAAAATCTATTTGTCTGGCATTGTACATAGTTTTCTTTTTCTTATCCCACGCCCTAATCTTTGGTATCATTTCTCACCTCTTCAGTCGTTTCGCATCCATATCTATAAGTTTGCACCAATCAGGCCTTTCAATGTCCTTTCCAAATTGAGACCGTAGTACTTGTGTGTACTTTCCATTTTCGTTAAAATCGATATTACATACGTATCCATATGTATTATGGATGTTTGGTTTAAAGTCTATGGGATTTGTCCTATCTTCACTCGACCAAAAAGGTTTGTTGTATTGATGTCTGCCAAACGGACATTTATTACAATGTTTTGGAATTTCCATTGGAACTTTATACATCTCTATTCTCCCAACTTTATATTTTTCATGCTTAAGAATCTCTCGAGCATGCCCATAAGTTCCTCTTCAGCTAACTTGTGCCCAGATGTTCCGATTGCTGTTACCATCTTAGGTTTCTTTCTACTTGCATAGACCTTTTCGCCCTTTTGATAAACGCTCCAGTTATCATCAATTGCTATTCTCATGATTAGCCTCCTTTAAGATATTGTTTTGCTTTTTGATTTTTAGATAACATCCGAAGCATACAGTGATTTCCTCTTCGCCAATGTCTGTGTAAAATGCATTATTATGACTGAGCTTCTTCCCACACAGAGCACATCGGAGGCCCTCTTTCTTATCCCTCATTACTTGCCGCCTTTTCCCTTTTCGCTAATAAGCGTAAGTATAACCAGTGTTGCGCAGATCACTATTGTTATTTTTAGTGCCATGTCTATTCTCCTTATAATCTCTCAATCTGATTTGACATTATCTGTCTAAGTGCTGCTTTCATTTTGTTGCCCTTTTCTTGATCCTCTGCAGCTACATCCTCAATAGAAGCCAGGCAAGAATTGAACGATTCTTGTAATAGGTCTGATTTAACCTTGAATATAGCTAATGCTTTATTCTCGCTATTTGCCAGTGCTGTTTGAAGCTTGTTAATGACGCTCTGCGATTCCTCGTACTTCTTCGTTATATCCTCTAACGACTTGTTCGTCTTTGCTTCAGCTTCCTTTTGAGCTTCTGCTTTGGCTTTACTGATGGCTTCTTCAATTTTTTTATCGTTGCTACTCTTTTCTGTTTTTAACTTTTCTTTTGTTTTCTGGAGGTTTGTCTCCGCAGCTTCTAGTTTCTTCTTTAGCTGTTCGATTTCCTCTTCAGCTTCAGATGTACTTTGCGAGTTTTCCTCTTCAGCTTTTCTTTCAGATTCTCTTCTGGCTTCTTTGAGCTGCCTTTTTAAAATTTCTATCTCTTCCTCCAGGTTTGCCTGCTCTTCTTCCGTTGCTCTTGCTAATCCTTCTACCTTTTCCTTTTCGAGTTTTAGTCTCGAAATTTCTTCTTGCAATTCTCTGACTGACATGTCGCTGGCGCCTTCTTTTATGACCTCTTCCGCTACTTCCTCCGGAGCGGCTAAAAGTGCCCAAACCTTTGAAATTCCTAAATCCGTAAACGTTTGCGTTTTTGAAAAAATGCTATTTTCATCCTTACATTTTTGAGACCAGCGCATCATATTTTCGGCTTTTCTTTTGCTAAATGTTAGATTGTCCTTGCACCATGATTCAAACTCACCGTGTGCCAATCTTCCTTTGATCTCTATAAGCCTTTCACCTGCCTCTGCAGCAAGTTGTAGCCCTATGTTGCCTATGGCTTCCATCTGTTGGTATATTGTGTTGACCTCTATTGTCAGCTGCTCTGTCTCTCGTTCTTGTATGCTTGTGATTTCTTTGTATTCTGTTTCTACTATGTTCATTATGATGCCTTCTTTCTCTTTCTTTTGTTTGAAGTAACTATATGCTCAAACCAATAATTACAAAACGATTCGATATCATCTGATACTACTGCATTTCGTTTTCCCCTTAGCTGCACTATTTTATTCAAGGCCTTGTTTAACTCAAGCGTCGCTATCGGCTCATCCGGTTCATTTATATTTCTTACTGTGAATATGTAGCAATTACCTGATATTAACTTTTGGCAATATGTTGCAACGCAGTGATGCATCTTTATTCCTTCTTCTTTAAGCTCCTCTATGCTTGCAATCGCTCTCACTACGAATGTTTCACTTGCAAATGTAAATTTCTTTACTTTCTCCAGGATCTTCTTGTATTCTTTTTCTTGTTGTATTTCATGTCTGCGTTTTTTCTCGTCTCTCTTCTTGTTTATCTCATCTGTAAGTTTTTCATGAGACTCCTTAAGGTTTTTAGGATATAAATAATATTCCTCTAACGGGTATCCCAGTTCTTTTAGTTGTTTTAAATAATCTTTGTAGTCATATACAATTAATCGATTATTGTCGAGTTCCTTCTGCTTGGCTATATATTCACTTATCTTTATAGGATTTTCTTCTTTTGTAAATTTGCTTAGATAGTCGCTTACAGATAAAAACACTGAATTAAATGCGTCCATGTTTTTCTTTGATATCTTTGCTTGATATTTTTTCAAGAATTTATATATTCCTATATTGTATGTACTCTTATATCCCCATTGGTTTAGCTTGCCGATTTCTGTCTTTGTGATGCCTAGCATCTTCTCCAAGCTATCCCCTCTCCAATTAACTTTGATATGATTTGCTTGATTATAGATGCGGTCTTTTATTATTCCCTCATATCCTAGTTTCTTGAGATATTCTGCTTGTGGATATTTGCTGTATACATATATAAGTTTCATCAGATGACTTTCATCGTATGCATCATAGATTTTTATATTTGCGTACTTGAGGAATCCATTAGACAAAGCATCTTGGACACTTGCATGCATTGAACATTGATATCTTCTTAATTCTGCAGGAATGAAAGTTCTTATTCCTTTTCCAGTATCTTTTCTAAATTGTTCCTTTGGACTTCTATTCCACCAATTTTGATACCAGGCTTCTTGCTTATCCCGAGAGAAATATAGCACTTCATCTATGCTTATCTCCGCCTTCATATCTTTGATATTGTTCCAATCGTCTGCAACATATTTATAAAATACAGATGCCACCGCTATTCTAATGTCATTATCTGTATGTGTCGCAAAGATTAGTGTTCTATCAACAATCATATTGCGTGTATGTGGCCATGTTGCTCTGCGTTTCCCACAGCAAGGACAGATTTCATAATCATCTGCACGATATCTATTTAAGTACTTATAATCTTTGCCACAGCTTAGGCAGTGTGCTTCTTTCTTAAACCTGTTGTAAATAATTGGGTAGTTTATTTCATCATTCAGATACTGTTTGAGTTTTGTTGGCCACTTTACGCTGTATGGAAGTTTCTGTTTTTCTCTAACGAAATTCATAGCAGCACCTCTAAAGCAATTCTGTTATATCTATCACCTTTGATTGTTGTTTTGTGTGCTTGTCCTCTTCAGTGATTTCATAGTAAGCTTCAGCTTTTTCAAAACACTCTTTGTCTGATATATACGCACCGCTTCCTGCTGCACATTTTGTAGATTTGTTTCTTGCTTCTTTCCACATATCCTCACAAAAAGCCTTTAGCGATTTGTTTTCAGCTAAAAGCTTTGTTGCTACTGCATCTGTATTGCAGATGTCAGTCAAGTGTTCCTCGATCATCTGCGAAAATGCATCTTTTATTGATAGTGCCTCTTCAGTGATCTTTGCAATTGCGCTGTTAATAAGTTCTTTGTTCATTTCTCTTTCCTTTCTTGTCAATGTTGAAATTATATGTACTTAAAACCCTGTTCTCTTAATCTCTCTAGTCTTTTGAGCTGCGAAATGCAGCTTTTCTCTTCGTTGAGCAACATGTTCCCCCTTTTAGGCTGATTGCTCCTATATTGCTTTTTAACCTCTTTTTCTAAAAATGCGATTTTGTTGCGTAGTCGCTTGACCTCTTCATCAATGACGATAGTTTTATTAACAGTATGCCATGTGCATCTGAATGTTTCTGTGTCATAAGTGTCACAGTTCTCGCAGCAGTGTACACAAACCGCTTCCCCTTTTAGTTTTGGACACTGTCTCATTTCTCGCGGATTGGGTTTGCCACAAGCAGGGCAATCAAATTCATTGCATCTTTTATTCATTTCGGCTCTTTATTTTTCTTCCGTCTTGAAGCACCATTTCGAAATTTATCACTCCGTGTTTTAGCCGCAACCTTCTTATCATCATTGCTATTTCTCTTTTATTCATATAATCACTCGTGTTACCATCCTGCACACTTTCTATCATTGCTGTCTTTATCATTGTTCCCCCTTATTTTGCTGCGTTTAATATGCGCTCCGCATATTGCCTTCCATCGTGGGTATTCCCACTGTTATAGGCGCTTAGTGCATCCTTATAATTTCCGTACTTGTTTAGTAGCTCTGATAGTATGTCGCAGCCTACTGTGAGGTTTTGTTCTGGATCATACAGGTCGTTTACTCCGAGCCTCTTCATTCTATCTTTGTGCCAACGCTCCTGGATTTGCATCAAGCCGACCGATTCTCCATTGTCTCCCTCAGCTGATGTAAGCCATCCACTTTCCTCTTCAATTAGTGCTTTTACGACATCTGGATTTAGTCCGTACCTTTTGGCCATCTTATCTATGTGATCATTTATTTCAAGCTGTGCGACCGGTACCGGATCAGGCAAATCTTTTGTATAGACTTCCGGGTTGTCTATTGCTGTAGCTATGGCATTAAGTCCAAGCACTATCATTATTCCTACAGTCAATGCTGCTATTTGTTTAAACATTTTCACTGTTTTCTCCTTTTCCGTTCATATCAACCTTATTTTTACTTCATTGAGATAACCTTACTTTCCCTTTTCGTGGTATAATTTTCTTGAATGTACAAATATTTCAATTTAACGAAAGGAAGATTACTTATGAACTTAAAATTTAACGCTTCTTTATTCTCATCCTCTAATAATTATGAATTAGAACCAGTCGAAATTACTTTAGAACTTCCTAAACACTGTCCTTTCTGCAATACATCTGTTTCAAATGAGCCTATTAAAACAATCGTTTATCACAAAAAATATCTTCAAAATCTAGCCTATTCAATTCACTATTGTCCATCCTGTAATGATATTTTCTTTTCTTTTGCATACATTGATGAAAATTCAAGATATCCTTACTCATATAATTGTGTATGTACTTTTCCGAGCATGCAGACAAGTAATCAGTTTGCAGATTCTATAGCTGCAAAATTCCCTAACTTTATTAGGATTTATAATCAATCATTGAAGGCTGAAAACGATAGTCTAAACGATATTGCCGGAATGGGATTTCGAAAAGCATTAGAGTTCTTAATCAAAGACTATGCAATTTTACGCAACCCTGAAAAAGAGGACGAAATATCCAAAATGAGTTTATCTAGTTGTATCAACACCTATATCGATAATCCTAAATTAGTTACTCTTTCAAAAGCATCTTCATGGTTGGGCAACGATCAAGTTCACTATTTTAAAAAACATGATGATTATGATACTGTTCATTTAAAATCTTATATAGAGGCAATCGCTTACTATATCTCTTGTGAATTAAGCATTGATGATGCTTCTTCGCTTATATCTAAATGATTTCCTGACGTATCCAGGGTTATCTCAAGATGAAAACATGCAAGCTGGTTAATTGTTTTCTGCAATTGATCGGCTTCTTTTTTTGCTTTCATAATTAGCTGGTTGAATTCTTCTATGTTCTTTACATCAATCTTTAATATTCCTTTAGGTTTATCATCGATAAAATATCCGTTCATGTTTTCCTCCTATACTTCGTAAATTCCTTCTGCTGCCATTTTCGCAGCTACTTCAGGAATATAATATTTCCGCCCGTACTTTCTACATCCGTATGTGTACTTTCTTGCTGAGGTGGCTGATTGGTATCCGAACACTTTTGCTACCTCGCTGGTTGTTACATAATCACACCAATCACCTACTACCTTATGCAATTGTTCCTCGGCTCTTTTGGTCCGTGATTCAAGTGTCATGTTCTCTCCTTTGTGATATAATCCTATTAGATGGAGGTAATTAAATTATGTTTATGCGTTTCAAAATGCGTTCTGCACTTAAAACTATCAAGGCTTCTGGCGTAATCGCTAGTGATGAAATAATATCTAGCTTTGATCCAGATGTATTGTCTGCTTTAGAGGCTAACAATTGTATTGATATTCGATATGCTGACAATGGACCTTATTGCATCTACTATCGCAATGAGGCTATTAATTATATTCTCGCCCGATCCGAAGTCTGGACTAATCGTGTGTTGGGCTTTCTTTTAGGTGTGATTTCTAGTCTTGTTGTGAAATTCATATTATCCCTTTAGTTCTATTAGAGTTATAATCAAGAATGTTAGGACGAAACCTATGAAATATGATGCGAGCCAATCTTTCATTTTATGTTCCTTTCCGTTATTGTTACGTAATCACAATAGGCTGACTTTCTTTGATTTTAGCCTTTCGATATATTTATCTAAGACATATTGAATTACTTCATATGTTTGGGCTTCATCTTCTAAAACCATTTTCAAAG